CTTTATGGATGGAATGGATCTGATTGTTATCGATTCGTTCCAGGCTATGGATAAGGGAACTCTCGACGAGCGTACTGCTATTGAGAAGCTCATTGAGCATGCTAAGGCTACTGAGTGCGCTGTTATTATCATTTGTCACCTTACCAAGGGTGGAGTGATGCGCGGGAGCAATCATCTGACGTATGCCGTCGATGTAAATATGTTCGTCGAGATGGGAGAGTCTGCGGACTTCCGTAGGATTTACTTCTCTAAGAATCGTTTCGGTCCTGGTATTGATTACGTCTGCTCGTTTACAAGCCGTGGGTATGACTTTACTGCCGTAACTGCTAACGCTGAAGATGGTGAGAAGAAGAACAAGAAGGCCGATCGCAAGGAAAAGACTAAGGAAGAAATCCTTAAGCTCGATGGTCATTTTAGCGTGACTGATGTATGTGCTGAACTTGATATTGATGCAACTCGCGCTAGTTATCTTCTTCGAGAGCTCACTCTCGAGGGCAAGCTTCATAAGAATAATAAGCGTGGAACATCGACTCGCTGGGCTGTAAATAAGATTAAAGCAACAATCACTAAACACTAATATGAGCGCAGGCAAGGGAGACAAATCACGAGTCAAAGATATTAAAAAATATAAAGAAAACTTTCCCAAGACAACTGGTAAGGTTGATGGCTTTGTAAAGGTAAAAGGTAAGCTTGTAAAGAAGTACTGAAATTTTTACCCTGTAGTGAAATGGTATCACTTCAGTTTTTGGCACTGACATTCATGGTTCAAATCCATGCGGGGTAGCTTGCCGTTCAATACAATCTAATATACAATTCAAATATGACGCCTGAGAAATTCGAAGCACGTAATCACAAGCTTCGTTGTGATTTTGCTGACTATGAAAATTATGAGAAATCATTTCGTTGTAAGTTGAATAACTTCTTAGAAGATAAGTTTGGTACAAGAAAACTCTGGCAGCTTATTCCTTTTGTTCCTCGTTGGGCTGATCTCTTTTATTATGAAAAGATCCGCCCTCTTTTCAGTCCGCGAAACAACAGGTACAGGAAAGCTATTCCTCGTACTTGGACTGACGTATCATCTCTTATTGAGATTGTAAACTTTGAGTTCATTAAAGGTTTTTACGAGGGTGAGTATCTTCATGGTAATACTGATTGGGAAGGTACAGGTATACATGCTGTAGAGTTTGCTCGTTGGCTCGAGTCAGCGTATGATTATATTACTATTGAGCGTCCGCAATTAGAGAACGATATGGATAACGCCTATCCTCCTCTTCGACCAATATTTGAACCTTGTGAGATAGATGACAAAGGTAAAGTAAAGATGTATAAGATGATAGATGACGGTAAAACATACGAAGAAAAGTATGGAGAGGTTAATCGTCTAGAACAACTAATTCAAGATAAGGATCTTGAGATCTTAACACAACTTGTTAAGTATCGTCACTTCTTTTGGAGTTAAATTTTAATGGGTAGATCGCATAGCGGCCATTGCAGGAGACTGTAAATTTCCCGTCTTAAATGACATCGAAGGTTCGAGTCCTTCTCTGCCCACCACTTTAAATGAGAAGATTAATCATAGACGGAAACAATCTAGTACATAGAGCGTTTTGGATTGCTAGTAATCAGCCTATCTTTAATGAACACTTTCATGTGCATTTGTTTCTTACGAGCGTAAAAAATTACGTTACTCAGTATCAAGCTGATGTTGTATATTGTACATGGGATGAGAAGGTTGACTTTCAGGTTAATAAACGAAAAGAGCTTCTAGAAGAATATAAAGGTAATAGAGATCAAGAACGTAATAAAGCTGTTCATAGTAAGAATCATATCATTAAAGAGCTACTTGAGTATCTAGGCATTAAGAATATTCTTCCTCGTGCTTATGAAGCGGATGATGTCATGGCTATCTTTAATTATCTTTACCCTGAAGATGAAAGGATTATTATCACTGTTGATAAAGATATGTGTCAGCTTATTGGAGAGAATACTGTTGTTTATGACCCTATTCGTAAGGTCGAATTCAATACAAAGAATTTTAAAGAGCTAATTGGATACGAGCTTAAAGACTTTGTGAAGCTAAAGGCTCTTACCGGAGACAAATCTGATAACATACCGGGCATTAAAGGATTCGGAAAAGTCAAAATCGCTAAGTTCTTAAATGGTGAATACCATATGTCTGAAGAGGAGAAAATTCAATTTGAGAACAATCTCAAACTTGTTGATTTATCGCTCACGCTTCAAGATCAAGATGAAGTTGAATATGTAAAAGCTCAGTTTGAAACAAAGCCTGAAATAAACTTTGATGCGTTTAAACAGAAGTGTGATGAACTATATTTTCATAAAATTCTTAATAGCATTGACAGCTGGTATGGTACGTTTTTTATGCGATCAAAACTTGCAGATTTGTTAAACTTTTAACCTTAAAAAAACATTAAATATTTGTATGTCCAATAAGTTCGACATCGACCACAATATGATCAAATGGAGTGGGTTTTTTAAGAATGTCGATGAAGCTCAAACACATCTCGAAGAAAAAGTAGCAATATACAACAAGACAAATTTAATCATAACAGCAAAAAAAGAACTTTTAGAGAATAGCAAAACACATGAACGGTTTTTATTTCGCTTTACTATAGCTCTAGCACCTAAAAGGTGAACAATACCACTTGCTTTTATTATTAGGCGGTACTATATTAATAGTATGAATCTATTCAATGAACTGTGTAATAAATATGGTACCGATAAGGGCACTGAAATAAGAGAGAAGCATAACTACTCCTTAACGTATGAAAAATTATTTTCCGGCATTCGCCTTGAAAAGCTTAATATACTAGAAATTGGAATTGCAGATCCAATGGCTCCTGGTGCATCACTAAGAGTATTTTCTGAATATTTTCCTAACTCAATCCTTACAGGTTTTGATATTGTAGACTGCACACATTTTAATATCGATAGAGCTACAACGATACAAGGGGACGCCAGTAATGTTGATGATATTAGAGCTTTAAAAAAGTACGGACCATACAATATTATTATAGATGACGGTGCACATATTCATGAACATCATATGCTTGGGTTTCGGGAGCTATTTACGTCCCTAGCTGAAAAGGGAATGTATATTATAGAAGACTTACATGCGGATGGTATACGTACAAAAGAATACTTTTTGGATGATAAGAATAAGCAAGAACTAGCTAATGTGTACGGTCTTAAGCGTGTTGAGCTCTACAATGATCAAAAAGTTATAATATTATACAATTATTAATTTATTGTTATAAATATCTCTAATGAGATTTGATAAATTAGTATTGAGCTTATTAGAAAGTGCAAAAGCCTCAAAAGCTAAAGCAGGGTATGTAGCTCACACTGTAAAGGAGCAGAGGTGTGATGAATGTACGATGTGGAGATCACCAAATAAGTGCTCTGCTGTAGCTGGTGATATAAAACCAAATGCATGGTGTAAATGGTGGAAGAAGAGTCATCGAAAAGATATATGAAAGTGTATCTTGATATGGATGGGTTACTTGCTAACCTTTTTGATGCTGTTGCTCTGAAGTATAGTAACGGTACAAGGCATTATAAGCAAATGTCTTTAGCTGAGAAAGAACAAGCTAAGAAGATTTGGTATGATAGAGAGCACTTTGTTGATAATTTTGGAGATGTGGAAGAGTTTTTTGCTAACCTTAAGCCGTTTGGTAAGAACGGAGAATTAACGAAAGCTATTATCGATACAGTCATAAAAGAGGTCGGTGGTTATAATATTTGCTCACACCCTGCCGGCATTGACCCTAAAGCATCGGAGGCAGGTAAGAGAATTTGGATTCATAAACATCTTAACCCACTTCCTGATGAAATGTATTTTCCACAAAACAAAGCTGAATACGCTCTAAGTGAAGATGGTACGCCGAACATTCTTATCGATGACTTTCCAAAGTATATAAATGCTTGGAGAAGTGCTGGTGGTATTGCTATAGAAATGCGAACGGATGGCTTTAATAGTGTTGAACAAGTAAAGAGTTATATTACCAAAGAACTTGATAAAGCAAGGAAGCAATTAGAAGGACAAATTAAAGAATCCTTTAATGACTATGTAGAGCGAATTCTTTCGGAATTTAACGCTTGAGATCTTTAATATAGACTATATATTAATAAGATGTCCATTAGGACAAATGATCTTTGATAAATAATTTTTGGGGGCGACATAGATTCGACTTATAGTCTGAATTTATATTGCACGCAGTGGTTGATCGAACGGCCACTTTAAAAATCGATTAAAAAACTAAACGCAGAAGATAACATCGATGCGCTCTTAGCAGAAGCTGAGTACTGTTTCAACAATGCTGACGATATCCTCGCCAGCTGCGAAGAAGAGTATCTCCTCGCTGCCTAAAAACTAAGATTAGATCCTATTAAAGATCTTAGAGAGCTAAAACAGTAGGTTATGGAAGTACTTGTGATTCCTAGAAAATTCAGTACAAGGGGTTGTGTAGTACTCTTCAACTATATAGGCAGACTTTAAAAGATAGGTCGGTAAGCCATAGGAGCCTTTAGTCAATCAAATCCTAAATTTACATAAGCGTGTAGAAGATATAGATGAAATATTATAAGGACTCGGAGGGCAGATCTCCGACGCCTCCACCAATTTAAATGCCTGTGTGGCTCAGCGGCGACAGCACCTCCTTTGTAAGGAGGAATTACCGGGGGTTCGAGTCCCTCCACAGGCTCCATTTTAGATAGAACTCGGTGTATACCTCTCCACGATCGATCGCGAAAGATTGTGTGACGTTTCTCGGGTCATCGTGAGTCATAACAAAACTAGAACATAATCAAGGACGCTTGAGGTTTTTAGGACAAAAAGACTTACATCATTTTTACCGCAGAGTAGAGAAACGGTATCTCGCAACGCTCATAACGTTGAGATAGAAGGTTCGATTCCTTCCTCTGCCATTAGTCACTTGATTTATAAGACTAGTATATTACAATAATAATAGATGATAAAAGTATTAGATAACGTTTTACCGGCATACGACTTTAAAAACCTTCATGATGAAATTATGAGTCGTGATTTTCCTTGGAACTACGGGCGCCAGGCTCTTATAGATCAGGTAATAGAAAACCCTTTTTTATATAGCTTTTACCGTACTGTAATACGCGATGGTGCTCTAATTTACGATCCACATGGTATTATAGAACAAACAGTACGCCTAGCTCTCAACTATGCAGGTGAAAAAGTTAGATCAATCATGCGTCTTCGTTGTATTCTTAATATGGTAGCTGATGAAAATTATGAACTCGGTACTCATGTTGATCATCAACAACCTCATCGTACAGCAATATTCTACTTAAATGATGCTGATGGTGATACGATTATCTATAACGAGCGCTTCAATCCACTTCTCGAAACCCTAGGTGATAATATTCGAATAGATGATGTGACGCAGCCTAAACTGACAATTAGAGACAAAGTTACACCAAAAGCAAATAGAATGACCATTCTCGACGGTCATCTCTATCACAGTGGTAAGACACCAACAAAGGTACCGAGACGGGTAGCGATTAATATTAATTACACAACTGAAGAGGAAATTATTCCTATTCATGTCCCAAATCAAACGCTAATTTCTTACTAAATTTAGTTGTTTTTTTTTTTGGTATTGGTATAATATATTTCTCGATATGGAAATTCTTAACTATCTAGGAGACGAGATCTATCTGTTCGTGCTCGGTGCGATTATGATTGTATCTGGAATTATTAAGGATAATGGTATCTTCACAGACATTTACGGATACCTAAAATCGAAGTTCAGAAGTAACAGAGCTGTTATCTCTATTCTTTCTTTTGTAAGCGGTATTCTCCCTATTGAAGGTAGAGCTACGGTTTCAGCAGGTATTCTTGATACAGCTACATCTAAGCATAACTGTATTGGACATGAGAATGAGAATAACGAAAGCCGTAAAAAGCTTGGTATTGTAGACTTCTTAACAACTCACCACTTCTATATGTGGTCACCTCTCGAGAAGCCAGTCATACTTCCCATGGCAGCTTTTGGCATTGGGTATGCAGCTTGGTTGGGTATGATGTGGCCATTAATTGCTATATCCGTACTCTTCATCGGATCCTACATTTGGTTTGGAGTAAGTGAAGAAGAGGTTCAGATTAAAGAGCATACAGAGTTCAATATCGGTAGCTTTATTAAGCATGTTGTTCCCTTCCTGGCTGCTATCGTCGGGTATATTGCTATGGGGGGAGAAGGTGTAACACCCGTTCTTACTATCTTTGGAGCATTAACAGCTTATTATATTCTCATTACAAAGACATTCAGTCTTAAGAAGCTCAATAGCTACATTAATTGGACAACGATTCTTATTATTGGTATAGTGTTCTTTGCTTCCGGCTACATGCAGGAACACCGTGAATGGATTGAGAACACTGTTCGTCACATTGGTCTTGATATGCATTCATTTAAAGGAGTAGTTATTATTAGTCTCATTACCTTTATTGCTTCCTTCTCTATGGGGTCAGATGGTAAGTTTGCTGCATTAACTGTTCTTATGAGTTCAATCTTTGGTAAGGAGTATCTTCTCTGGTTCTTTGCTTTGGATTACGCCGGATACCTCACC